CTTGTTTAAATGAGTTTGGTACTTTACAATCTATTGGTATTGTTGCTGCTATAGCATTTTTGATTATACTTTGGAGAAAACTTAAGTAGGAGAATCAAATGCAAAAAGTCATTAACACAATCGCACTACTTTCAGGTCTTGTATCACTATCAGTCGTTGGTGGTGGAGCATATCTCTATCTCAATAAGGATGCAATGATTGAAGATGTAAGAGCAAAGGCAACAGAAGAAATCACAAAGGCAATCACAGAAGCACTTCCTGGAATGATTGATAGTGCTATGCCGGAGGTTCCTGAGTTACCAAAAGAAACTGGTGGTGTGTTGCCTTTCTGACAATTTGATGAGAAATGTTAAATAACAATAATATTACTGCTCTTTTCAATGACTAGATCTGTACCTAGAAAAAAACAAAAAGATAATCAAGATAAGTTTTTCTTGTATGTTATCTTTTTTCATCTCTTCACTGCTATTTCTAACATCTTTAAAGATTGATGCCTGAAATTCGTGATGTAAAAATAAATGAAATAGGTATTCCTCCAGTTAGAAGTATCTTTACTGGACCACCACAAGCAATACCAAATTCACCACCAGTTACTGTCACAATAGGTTCTCCTATTGTTGATATTCCAGGATGTGTAGAGTTTAATCCTAATGGTTCTGGATTAGTTGATAGTGATCCAGCAGGTAATAGAGTATTGTGTGATGGTAATGTGCCATCATTTAATCCAATTGAGTATGAACCAAATCAGGCAATTATGTCTGGACCTCCAGAACCTATTCCTTCTCATGATGAGACACCAAAACCTTCAATAATACCAGAGATACCAATACCATCTGGGACACCTCCTGCCCCTGCTATTGTGGATAAGAAAGAGGAAAAATCAATAGAAGTAGTAGAGGATCCAACATTCGTGGAGCAGTATCTACCATCAACAGAAGAAGTTACTACGACAGTTATTATTGCTGCTACAGCAGCTTCTGCAGCAGTGTTTGGTAAACCAATAGCAGATTTTTTACTTAAGTTAATTAAACCTACTGTTAGAAAAGTAATTCAGAAAGTAAAGGATAAGGTAGGTGTTACTCCTGAGGTGCTGTCTGTGAGGGAGAGACGCCAGTTGCAGAGGGACTTGAGAAAGTAGGAATAGAATGACGGTGTGGGGCAATAGCATTCTTATTCATCACTGTTACATCGGCACAAATCTTTGCCATCTCTGTGCCGGGAGTGAACATAATCCCCTCCTTCATTAGATTTCCACAATTTTTAAGACGTGCCAGTTCAAAATCCAATCTCTTATTAGCAGTGAGTTGTTGCTGTAAAGCAATCTGTGTTGCTGCTGCTTTCTTACACTGATCTTGTAGTTTTTGATCCAGTGGTTTACTCCATGTAGCAGAGAATCCAATACTTAAATTATAATTATCTTTTTGTCCTGTTCTTGTACGTTTGTAGAATACTACGTCACCAGGATTATCTAAAATACCATCACCAATAGGGTTGCCATTCTCATCAAAGGCACCAAAGTTATCTGTGACATCATATACAGGGTCATTATAATAAGGTTCATATGGTCTGGCAGATGACACACTGCCCGTTACATATGGAGTGAAGTTTAGAGTAGGTCCCTGACACTGGATCCCACCACCATAAGTGTTTGTGATGTATGGACCCTGTAAAACCTGTATTGCCTGATTAGTAACAGAACCTGAAGAGTTAGCAACAGGATTAGCTGTGGCGCTAACACCACCCACAGTATTAGCCAATGCTTGAGATGGTGATAATACACTTAAAATTATTGAGAAAAAATAGAGGTGGTATCGGTTATGCTTTCTATTATTGTTTCTCTTTGAATAATCGTCTGGTTTTGTAGTCCTGGTCCTTGATAGGATTCTGTGAATTGAAATGCTGCTCCAGGATTTGATTGTTTCCAGGTTTGATTTCCTTGTAATCCTGTCCATGTCGAAGTCACTCCGTCTATAGTATTAGTTCCCGCAGTTGATGGGGTTAAATTGATTGTTCCACTCGTAGTTTCCACATTACTTCCGGTTACAGAATATTGATAACCAGTAGAGTAATCCATCGAGTTAATGGTTTCTGTAATCTTTTGTGTCGTTTCAGTATGACTCGTCATAGAGCCTTGGGTAAAGTTAGGCACGACTGGGACAGCTTGTGCTGCTCCATGTGCCATACCAAGAATCAATCCGAGACCGATTGCTTCTTGTAGTCTTGTCATCAGTCAAAAATAGATACTTCAGATACAAATTGTCCGATAGCAGATGTGCCAGCACCACCAGCACCTACAGTGATAGCACCATCTGTTGTGATAGTACCAGTAGGAGTACCAGTTCCAGCAGCAGTAGAGGTAAGATCGCCAAAGTTAGCAACATCACCAACACTTACAGCAGCAGAAGGAATAGCATCACCAGCAGTAAAGGAGTTTGAGAAACTGAATGTAGTACCATCAGTTGTTTGATATGCTGTAGGAACAGAACCAGGAGCAACACCGCTGGAAAGAGTTCCAAGACCACCTACAGAATAATCGGCAGATGCTTTTGAACCACCACCAACATCGAGAGTTACACCATTACCGGATACAGAGTAGGAGTTTCCAACTCTTACTGCTCTGGTAGCAGCAGCATCAACCGTTAGTTGAACACTAGATGAAAGTTTATGTGTAAGGGTACCGGCATTTGCTGCTGTACCTGTCATCAATAACATTCCAAAAGCAATTAATGCTTTTTTCATTTGAAGGATTATGTGTATAACTGAGATTATTTATGATTCTGATTAGCATAAATAAAACGAATTGATAAAATTGAAATGAACGAACAGCAAAATCATTTAACACAACTCCTTGAGCAAAGATCCAAACTTGCATCAGATTTGGATAATTTAGGAAATCAATCTACAAGAACCAGAGAGTTGTTCTTGAAGACACAAGGTGCGATTGAGTATCTTGAGGCTGTCGGAGTCACACTGTCAGAACCAGAAGTCACCGAAGAATCAGCAGAAGAAGAGACCGCAGAAGAAGGTTGACAGATACAGTTTAATCTCTTATAATATGAGGGTCAACAAGGGCACGTAGCATAATGGATAATGCCCCCGCCTTCTAAGCGGTAGATTGCTGGTTCGACCCCAGCCGTGCCTGTTGTCCTTTTTTCTTTTATGGACAATCTCGATAGATACAAGTTTGGTGGAAGACCACAAGATTCAACTAATCTTCTTTTATTCATAGGTGAGCTAGAAGGTGTCTACCAACATCTCAAATATATGGGTTTTGGTAAAGACTTGGATACTATTGACGAAATGAAGAAAAGATATTATAGTCTTTACTTCAAGGTCAAAAAAGAAGAAAAGGCAAACTCATAATCCCATCGACCGAGCAAGCGAACGGGCCCGACTGTTAATCGGAGATTGGTAGGGGCAGTACCTACGATGGGAGTTCTAACCTCTAAAATATTATAAATAATAATGTAGTTGGAGGTTAGAGTGTCTAGTAAAGCAGTTGTTCAATTTCGTCAAAGAAGAAAACGATGGGCAGTTGATGCATTTGGTGGTAAGTGTGGTATTTGTGGATATAATAAATGTGTTGAAGCATTAGAGTTTCATCATATTGACCCTACACAAAAAGATTTTACACTAACCGCATCCGTAGCAAATAGACAAATATTTGTTGAAGAACTTAGAAAGTGTGTTTGTTTATGTTCAAATTGTCATCGTGAAGTTCATTCTGGTATTGCTAATATCCCAGATAATGTGCTAAAATTTGATGAAAGATTTAAAGATAAACCTTTACCAGAAAAACCAAAGCACCCTTGTAAAGAGTGTGGAAAACTAACAACTATCACCCAAACATTCTGTTCAGTAAAATGCTCTCGTAAAAATAGAGAAGTTGCTGACTGGCCAAGTAATCAAGAGTTACAAAAACTAGTTCTTGAAAATGGTTATTCTGCTACTGGTAGAATGTTTGGTGTTAGTGATAATGCTGTTAGAAAACGGTTAAAACGCCTCTAAAGCATTGTGGTGATGCACCGCTCTTGTAAAGCGGAGACGACAGTTCAATTCTGTCTAGAGGCTTGACAAGATAACAATCTTGTCTTATACTTCCTCTTGTGTGAAGGAAGATGCGTTGAGGGAGCAATCCCTCACCACTTGCGGATATAGTTTAGGGGTAAAATCAGAGCCTTCCAAGCTCCAGTCACCGGTTCGATTCCGGTTATCCGCTTCGGGATTATTCCCGATTGTTGTAAAACTTTATAAATAACCAAGTGAAGAAGCCTCAACTACTCGCTGAATCACGAAGTTTTTAACAGAGACACGTCGAGTCTCTTTCCATCCGCAGGTATATTACTCTGCGAGAAAATAACGAGGTATTAACAAATGATCAAATCTGTATTCGCAGCAACTGCTGCTCTCTCCATGTCCGCTGGTGCTGCTTTTGCAGGTCCTTACGTGAATGTCGAAGCCAACTCTGGTTTCGTCGGCAGCGACTATCAAGGAACTGTAACCGATGCTCACGTAGGATACGAAGGTCCTCTGGGTGAATCTGCTGCTTGGTACATCCAAGGTGGTCCTGCTCTCGTCTCTCCTGACGGTGCTGAAACCGAAGTTGAGTTCTCCGGTAAGGGTGGTGCTTCTGTCGCACTGACCGATGCTCTGAGCCTCTATGGTGAAATTTCGTTCATCACTGGTGACAACGACACTGGTTACGGCACCAAGGCTGGTGTTAAGTACTCCTTCTGATAATCAGAATAAGTGCTATAATACGGGGGTCCACTGGACCCCTTTTTTTATGAAAATAATCAAACAGATTTTCTTATCTCCAATTACTCATATCAATTTAATGATATGTGGATCTTTATTTTTAATTGGAATTCTTCATAATCAGGCACATCATTCTATGGAAACTGATGCTGATGCTTATGTTTTTCAGTTTTGTAAGAAGAATAAAAAGTTGTGTAAGAGTTATGTTGGAGTTTATGATTAATGAAAAAGAAAACTAAAAAAGAAACTTTTACTAATCTTTATGATGTCATACAGAATTTGGAGTATCGTATAGAGCAGTTAGAAAAAGAAAATATGCAGATGTCTTCTGAGATGCAGAAGATATATAAGTTGATTGGTCGGGAAAATTCAAATGAAGATTAATCTGTGGTATTCTAAAAGTATGGGTCAGTGGAGATGGACTCTTTATGAAGAAACATCGAAAGGTTCTCCCACTTCTTCCGAGTGTCATTCTGGTCAGCAACCTGATTTGAGAGATGCAATGAATGATGTTGCCAACACTGTGGAATACATATTAGATAAATAACTGAAAAACTGAAGAAGTTTAGAACAATACAATGGATAATATAAAGATTAGATGCCGCTCCTGTGGTAGGGAGTTGGAGGGGCATCATAATAAAACAGTTTCTTGTGGTTGTCCAAATATGGCAACGATACGTGGAGATAAAATTTCCGCACTTGACTTGTCGAATATTGTTATGCTAAACTCCTATCAATCCAAAAATAAAAAAGGAGTCTTGTCGCAACAAGATATTGAGTGGCAAGAACAAAGACGACAACGCAAAGTTCGTAAATTGGACTTTGAGGTTCGATAAACAAGGAGAGTCAATCCGATAGGTGACGGAACCGCTCTTGAAAAGCGTCGAGGTGTTAAAGCCCTTGAGAGTTCGATTCTCTCACTCTCCGTTTAAAAAACTTTATAATTTCTTCAACACTTTGTGTAATTCAACACAAAGTTGACACTTTTAAAATACTGACTAGTATAGCTAGTAAGTATTTCAAATAAAATCTTATGGACGAGCACACCTATAACAACTGGGTGAAAGTCAAAAAGACCTTCGAAGAATCTGGAAATACAAACAATATGTTTTATATAAGAGCATGTGCAATTGTAAAGGGGGAAAGTGATCCCCTATCAAAAATTCTTGGAGATGAATTGGAGAAGTAGAATGATGAGTCCGTATGATGATGATTATGTAAGTCGTAGTGAAGTGCAGGAGATGATTGATGATGCTATACGAAAACATAATCGTAATGCTGGAATTATCAGTATGTGTGTTGGTTGGGTTGTTCTTGCACTTTTTGCTGAAGGTTTACTTCGACTTATCGGAGTAATCGACCCATTATTTCCTTGGTTAAAAATTACACTTTAGAGGTAGATGACCGAAGAAGATTACCAAAAGTTACAGGAAAAAGTGCAGGAATTAAAAATGAAGTATTTGTTTGAGGAACCTTGTCCATTATATGAGGATGAGGAAGATGGAATGGAGTGAATTTTTCAATTTTGTATCCAGTGTTCTTTATCTTTATATTGCGTGGATGAGTGGAATTTTTCTTGGTTATATAATATCAGAAAGAAATAGAGGAGACTAATGAAAGTAGGACTTATTGGATTAGGTCGGATGGGAGAAGGAATGTCCCGTCGAATGATAAAAGCAGGTATCGAAGTTCATGGGTATCGTAAAAATCATAAGAAGGCTGAAGAACAATATGAGAAGGGTTATATCAGTGGATATACCACTTCTATCGAAAGCCTTGTTCAAGTAATAAGATCAACACCAAGTGATAAAAGAGCACCTGGTATTTTTATGATGGTTGTACCGGCAGAAACAGTAGGAGATACTATTAATGAGTTATTACAATTTTGTGTGGAGGGTGATATTATTATTGATCATGGCAATTCCAATTTTAAGGATTCTCGCAGGAGGGCAGAAAGGCTTGCTAAGTTGGGCATCCAATATATTGACTGTGGTACTTCTGGTGGTGTTTACGGTTTGGAGCGTGGATACTGTCTTATGGTTGGTGGTGCAAATACTGCAGTATCCGTCTGCTCTCCTATCTTCAGAGCCCTTGCCCCAGGCATTGGATCTGCCCGTCGCACTAATCCATTGAGTTATGAAACCTCTGCAGAGCACGGTTGGTTACATTGTGGACCACCAGGAGCAGGGCACTTTGTGAAGATGGTTCATAAT